GGAGATGATAAGTCTACACCTGATGTTAATGAAGCATGGGAAGGTGGAGAAGCACCTGCTAAGAAGAAATCAACAAAAAAAGTAACAAAAAAGAAAACTACTAAGAAAAAATCTTAGTGCTTTTATAGTCTAGTTGGACTAGAATAAGTTTATGGCTAGTGATAAAGAAACTATAAGTAAACTGGAAGCGCATGAACGTGAATGTGCTATCAGATATGAGAATATAGATAGAAGGTTAGAAAGTGGTTCAAAACGATTTGATAAACTAGAAAATCTAATTTATGGACTTTATGGGTTAATTATTGCATCCATGATTGGCGTACTCATAGAAAGAGTATTTTTTAATTAATTTAGGAGAATTAAATGTCAGAAGAATTAAATTATGAAGCACTGTATAACACTGCTCAACAAGAACTAGCTAATGCACAACATACTATTAGAGTATTAGTACAAAAGCTTCAAGAAGTACAAGGTGAAGAAGCACCAGTACAGGCTGAAATTGTAGAAGCAAAAGCAGGTAGTAAAAAACCAAACTAGGAGAATGAATGTCAGGTTTAGTAATCACAACAGAACCGACATCTGAACCAATAACACTTGCAGAAGCAAAGTCATATTTAAGAGTAGATAGCAGTGGTGATGATGCTCTGATAAATGCATTAATAGTTTCTGCAAGAAAGTTATGCGAAGAACACACCCAAAGAGCTTTTATAAGCCAAACTCTTACATTATTTCTAGATACATTTAACGATTATGAACAACCTTTATGGGAAGGTTTACGAACTGGTCCTTATCTAGAAAACTATAGAAATTATATTGATTTACCCATGCCTGTACTAACAACAGTCAATCATATTAAAACATACAATGCAGATAATGTAGCAACTACTTTTTCTAATACTAAATATTTTGTAGATGATGCGAGACAACCTGCAAGAATAGTTTTAAAGAATGGTCAGAACTTTCCTACATCTTTACGAGTAGCAAATGGTATAGAGGTTAAGTATGTTACTGGATATGCTAACGCTAATGCTGTACCTGAACCAATTAAGATCGGTATTTACCAAGTGCTTACTTATTTATATGAGCATAGAGGTGATATGTATGAGGGTAAAACATCAATGCCTTCTACAGCTTCTAAAGTTCTAGCACCATATGTAGTTTACAGTGGTTTAGGTAGCTCTAAACTCATGTCAGTTGGATAATGAGTCAAGTCGGTCAGTTAAGACATCAAATCACCCTTCAAGGACAAGGCACAACTAGAGATAGTGGTGGTGGTATCAGTTCAGGCTTCACAACTATTGCTTCTGTTTATGCCGATATAAAGCCTAAAAGTGGGAAAGAGGTATATGCACAAGGTAAGTTAGTAGGAAGCGTTTCACACGAGATCACAGTGCGTTACAGGACTGATATTACTAACGCATCTAGAATAAGTTTTGATAGCAAATTGTTTAATATAAGAGCAATTATAAATGTAGATGAAAGGGACAGATTTTTAAAATTATTATGTGAACAAGGCGTAGCAACATGAGTGTTGATTTAAAAATAACTAATTTAAAAGCCTTTAATAAAAAATTGAATAAAACTTTACAAGACAACAAAGTAAAAGAATATGTTACTCGTGGAACAATGATGGTAATGAATACTGCTAAAGAAAGCATTTCAAAAGGTGGTACAGGTGTGTTATATAAAAAATATGAGCCTAGAAGATCACATAGAGCTTCTGCACCGAATCAACCACCTGCAACAGATACTGGTTTCTTAATCAGTCAAATCACAATGAAAGTCAAAGCACACAAAAATGGTATTGTAGAAGGCTCTATAATATCCGCAGCTCCTTATTCAAAGGCATTAGAATATGGAACAACTCAAATGACTGAAAGACCATTTATGCAACCTGCTTTACAAAAAAACAAAAGAAAAATACAAGCTATGTTTAAAAAAGGCGTTATACAATGAGCATAGGACAGTTCCAGTTACAAACTACGATCTATTCAGCTCTTAATGTTTCAGCAATTACAACAGCGTTAAATTGTGGGGTGTATGATGAAGTTGTAGAAAGTGCTTCCTATCCTTTTATATCACTTGGTGAAGAGACTGCAATAGATTACAGCACTAAAAATCAAAATGGTGGTGAATACACTATCAATATACATATATGGTCGCAATACAAAGGATCAAAGCAAACTAAAGAAATAATGGACAAGGTTCACGATTTATTGCATGATATAGACTTAACAGTCAGTGGTTTTAATCTGATAAATCTCAGATTTGAATTTTCTGATATAATGAGAGACCCAGATGGTGTTACTAGACATGGAGTCATGCGATTCCGAGCAATAATATTAGGAACAAACTAATTTTAGGAGAAAAAAATGGCAGCACAAAAAGGTTTAGACATGTTACTCAAAATGGACATCAGTGGTACACAAACCACTGTTGGTGGTCTGAGGTCTTCATCAATAACAATGAATGATGAATCAGTTGATATAACTAATAAAGATAGTCTTGGTACTAGAACTTTATTAGCTGGTGCAGGTATGAATAGTGTTTCAATAAGTGGATCAGGAGTTTTTACTGACTCAGCTTGTGAAGTTGCAGTAAGAGCAGCTTATCAATTACAGCAAAATACAACTAATGGTTCTACTGCAAACAGTAACTTAGCATTTGAGACATTTCAATTTTTAATACCAAATTTAGGTACATATACAGGTGCATTTCAAATTACTAGTATTGAGTATGCAGGTGAATATAATGGTGAAGTGACATATTCTATGTCTTTTGAATCAGCAGGATATATTACATTCGCAGCATCATAATAAGGAGTAACTTATGAGTTGGGAGAAAGTAGTAGTTAAAATTAATAATCAAGATATACATGGTATGTTTAATGGTGAACAATTAGATATTCCTCTATGCGATATAAAAGATACAATTAAAGTTAATGGTAAAGTCATGCAAGTCATGTCTTCAGTGATTGATAGTAGAGATGATATTATTAAAATAAAACTTGCAAAAGCAAGTCAAACGAAAGGAGAAAAGTCAGATGGCGAATCCACTAAAGGGTGAAATACCTCTTAAATTAGGCAAAGAAACTTACAAATGTAGGCTCACTATAGATTCATTAGTAAGAATAGAAGATGAATTAGATAAAGGCATTTTAGAATTAGCTACTGCCATAGCTGAAGCTAAAATTCGCATTCGCACACTCATAGTTGTTTTAAAGTATGCCCTTAGAGGTGGTGGGAACGACTTTGATGATAAAAAAATCGGATCTATAATTCAAAAAGTCGGCATAGTAGTCGCATCAACCGAAGTAGCTAAACTCTTAGCTGCTACACTAACAGACCAAGACTCAGACGAGGAAGATAAAAAAAAAGAACCAGTAGCGTGAACACCCAACCAATACAGTGGTCTGATTTCTATAAGATATGTGTTGGTATGATGAATATGAGACCTGATGATTTTTGGAGCATATCTCCTCGTGAAATGTATTTAGCATTAAAAGGCTTTAAACAATTTAATGGTTCTGAGGAAAAAGAAGAACCAATGGATTCAAGTAGATTAGAAGAGATGATGGAGCTATATCCTGATGGCTGACACTATTGACAATCTAGTAGTTCGTATTAAAGCTGATACTAAACAGCTACAAACTGAATTAAAAAAAGTTGAAGGAAAAATAAAACTTACTGGTGCAGCAGGTGGTGCAGCTTTTGGTATGGGTGCAGCAGGTATTGGTGGTAAGTTGAAAGCATTAGCAGGTCCTGCTGTTATAGGAGCTGTTGTAATTGGTCTTACTAAAATGACTACATTTGCTGTTAGAGCAGGAATGGAGTTTGAAGATTTAAAAGATTCACTTGATACTGTTTTTGGTTCTGTAGAAGCAGGTGATAAACAATTTAAAAGAATTTTAGATTTTGCACAAAACACACCATTCCAAATAGATACAATTACTAAATCATTTATAGCTTTAGGTTCAGTTGGTATAGAGCCTACTGCAAGACAAATGCAAGTTTTTGCAGATACAGCATCTGTTGCAGTAGATCAAAAAGGTGCATTTGAAGCATTAATTAGAGTTGTACAAAGAGCTGAAGCAGGTGCATTAGGTTTACAAGAACTAAATATGTTAGCAGACAGAGGTATTGATGTATTTAAAGGTTTAAAAGATGAATTAGGTTTATCAAGATTAGAATTAGCAGATTTTGGACAAACAGCAGGTGGTGCAAAACTTATTATTGAAACTTTAACTACTGTTTTAGAAGATAATTTTGGTGGAGCTATGATATCTAAAATGGATAATCTTTCAACAAAACTTTCTAATCTAAAAATTTCATTCAAACTCTTAGGTAACGAAATTTCAGAATCAGGTCTTGGTGGTCAACTAAAAGGTCTAACTGATAGAACCAGTGACTTTATAAATAGCATTGCACTACTTTTAGCTTCTATTAGAGGTGAAGGCATTGGTATAACACTAGAAGCTCCTCAAATTGAAAAAGATGACACCTTTGAACAAAAACAAATTAAAAGAAGAGAAACAGCTCTTGCTAACATAAAAGCTATTAATGACAAAATGGTAGAAGTGATGAACATGGAATTTGATAAAGGATTTTTTGCTAGTTTCAAAGATGCTTTTGATGATAATCCTGTTGAATTTTTTGGTGTTACTACAGGTGCTAATCCTATAAAAGTAGCAGAACAAATGATGAAAGATTTAAACATAACTCGTGAAGAAGCAATAGATTTAATGATTGAATTGCGAGATGCTTATAGAAAAGAACAAGTTGATTTGGAAAACTCATCGCGTACAAAAAAAGAAGTTACTGATGCTGATATAAAAGATTTGCTTGTAAAAGGTAAATTAATTAATGCGTTTGGAAAAATTGAAGATCATTTACAAAAAGCAGCAGGTGATACCAAAATACTAGAATTTGCACAAGCCAATCTAGGACAAATATTTGAAAATAATAAAGAAGCACTAATTGCATTAGGTATTGCTTCAGCAGATGATTTAATACCAGTATTAGATGCTATGTCAAACAAAACAGATAAAGCTGCTGAATCTTTTAAAGATATATTAGCTCCTGCAATTTCACAAATATCAGCATCATTTACTAATCAATTTGTTAATGCTTTATTAGAGGGTAAAAACGCTTTAGAAACATTTAGTAATTTTGCAAAAAATATTGTAAGTCAAATTATTGCTACATTTTTACAATTAGCAGTAGTAAATGAAATACTAATGGCTATATTTGGTGCAGGTGGAATGATGCCAGTAAAAGGTTTTAAAGTACCAACTATGAGTGATTCAGCAGGTGGTGGAACAATACAAGGAAATAGACCGACTTTAGTAGGTGAACGTGGTCCTGAAATATTTGTACCTAACACTGGTGGTACTATTATGAATAACATGAATAGTAAAAACGCTATGGGTGGTGGTGGCACTACAGTTATAAATCAATCAATAAACTTTGCTACTGGGATTGTTCCAACTGTAAGAGCAGAGGTTATGCAGATGATGCCACAAATAGCAGATGTAACAAAAGCGGCAGTACAAGAATCAGCAATGCGTGGTGGTACATTTAGAAGGAG